TCAAGGCACCCTTTTGCGGGTCTATACTGTCGTCTTGGTGGTTTATTGTAAGAGACATAGGTTACTCCTTAAACGGCAGTCGATCCCGCCATATCGTCCTGAGCCATGACCCAAGCATAGCACTTGTCTAGGAAGGCATCGCCAGAAGATGCTTGCACATCATCTAGGTTTGCGTGATACCGTTTAAAGTCTACCTCACGGGTATCATCTGTAGGTGTGCTTGTAGCATAAGCTGACAAGTCAATCATTACAGAAAACTTAGGGTCAGTGCCACGTTGACGTGAGATACTTGCCGTTACGATACGGTAGTATGCGTTATTAAAGGCGATACCATATTGGCTTGCCCCTTCTGCGATATTATTTTGAATAGCCATTGTTAGTTTCTCCTTTAGGCGTAAGTTACTTCGGTGGTTCTGATATTTGCCACCCAACGAATGTTATGCGCTGCCTCACCAGTTACCGTGATAGCAAGGGCATTGTTTGTGTTATCTGCTGAGAGAGCCATACCCCAGCCATCTGCATTTGAAATTACTGTTGTGGCACTGTTAGCAAGTGTTGTTGTGCCACCGTCATTCACCAGCAACCCTTCAATCTTCCATGAGGCATAGGCTTGTGCACCGTTTTGCATGGCAGTAATCGTACCATCAAAGGTAATGCAAGTGTCACTGGCTGCTACGATCTGGTTAGTGCTTCCCGCTGTGCTGTTGTTAGTTGTAAGAACAGTTGCCGTTGCGTCTGTAGTATCTGCACGAAGGATAAATTGACCGCCTTGTGCGTCACCATCAGCAGAAAATCTTCCAGTGGCTCTTGCGAGCTTACCTATTTCAGCAGCCTTTGCATACTCGCCTGTGGCAAAAGTGTGAGAAGCATTGGCTTCATTGTAATCCCCACCAACAATCACACCCCTAGACCCCGTAACATTATTGCTGTTACCACCAACAATCACACCATATTGCCCAGCAGTTGATATTGTGTTGGATTGACCACCCGCAATAATTGCCCTAGTGCCTTGATTGGTATTAAATGTACCACCTATTGTCGAAGCATATAAAGAACTCGCAGTTTGGAAATTACCACCAATAGCAACGGCTTCATTTGAACTTGCTTTGGCCTGTTTACCAATCGCAATACTATTAGCCCCAGTAGCACCGTAGCTGCTTGTGTTGTTGGCTATAGCTGCTGCGAAGGAGTCGGTGCCAGAGGCATTTGAACCACCGAGCGCCATAGCTGCTGTGCCAGTATTCGCCCTAGAGCCGCCAGCACTAGAGTTCATGCCTATCGAAGTGGCATACAGCGATGATGCGGCAGCATCAAAGCCAATCGCCGTGGAAAGTGTATTTGATGCCAAAGTTTGGCGTCCGATAGCAATGGACTGAGAACCCGTTGCTCGCGCTGATCGGCCAACGGCAAACGCCCAGAGGTTAGTGGCTTGAGCATCATTGCCAATAGCAACGGATTCATCCCCTGTTGCCGCAGGCGTTGTGGCGCTAACGTAATTCTCAGCATAAAGCTCTAAAGAAGCACCACCGCCACCAATAGCTGTACCATCTAAGAGCAGGTCAGTGCCATCAGAGCTAAGTGTAATGCCGCCGCCTGAGCCTGTGTGATCTAATTCAATCTTACCCATTATGCGTATGTAACCTCCGATGTATTGACCGTGGCAACCCAACGGATATTCGTAGCTGCTGCGCCTGTAACCTCAACCTTTAGACCGCCATTCGTTGTATCAGCAGACAAAGCCACCGCCCATGCAGAAGCACCAGATGTGGCATACAGTTTGTTCACAATGCCATTGCCTAAGACAGTCGATGCAGCATTGGCGTCACGCAGCAATGCACCTTTGATTTCCCAGCTTGCATAGTCGCTGCCATCAGTTGCACTTTCACGGGCTATGATTGTACCTGAGAAGCTGTAGGCAGAGTTGTTGGGAAGGATGACTTGGTTGTCTGTTGATGCGGTGCTGTTGTTAGTTGTAAGTGCTTCTGCGGTTGCGTCTGTTGTATCGCTACGAAGGATAAATGTACCGCTTTGTACATCGCCTGAAACGCCAAACCTACCGTTTGCAAAAGCAAACTTGCCGATTTGATTTGCTCTAGCCCTAGAGCCTATTGCAACAGAATTAGCTGCTACCGACCGTGCGTCAAGAAGTACAGCAAGGCTATCTTGCCCCTGCGCTAATGCACCAGAAAGCCCAATACCCCCAGACCCAGACGCTGATGCGTTTGCATTGTCTGATGACTTGCCAATAGCAGTTGAATACGTTGCAGTCGCATTGCCAGAAATCGCAATACTATTAAATTGAGTTGCATTTGCCTTACTATTACTGCCAACAGCAAAAGCACCAGAGCCAGAAGCCGTTGCCCAACCGATAGCCACAGCAAGGCTGTTAGATGCCAAACTAGGCGCACCAGACATGCCGCCAATACTAACAGCATTAGATGATGATGCTTTAGCCTCTTGTCCAATCGCAATACTATTAGCACCAGTGGCACCATAGGTAGACGTGTTGTTGGCTATAGCTGCTGCGAAGGAGTCAGTGCCAGAGGCGTAGGCATGACCTAAAGAAACAGAATTTTCACCTACTGACTGAGAATTATAACCTAAAGCCGCAGAACCAGTATTTGTAGCATCTGTGTTCCCGCCGATGGCTGAAGCCCAAACTCCACTTGCGACCGCACTTGGCCCTAAAGCAACTCCAGATGCTCCGCTTGCTGTCGTGTTGAAGCCAATGGCAGTTGCACGAGCCGCAGTAGCATCTGCGCCATCACCTATTGCCACAGCATTCGTGCCAGTAGCACTTGGAGCAGTAGGGCTGCTTGGATTATCCGCATATAGATTGCGACCTACCAGCAAAGTCTTGTCGGCAGGGGCTGTAACAAAAATATCCTTACTACCAGCGCCCCAATTTACAGCCGCGTCACTGTTGGAGCTTTCGATGATCGTAGTTCTGGCAAGCGTTGTCCCTGACAGGGTAAACGTGCCGATGCCTGTTTCCCAGTCTGTTCCATCCGTAATTGCGTAATAGCAAGTATTACCATCGCCCACAGCCGCAAAGGACTGAAACCCATCTTTCGCACCAGCAAGGGTATAGGTTCCAGTTCCAGTTGTGGTCGTGGTTTCTTGTACGCGATCAGCGACAACAAGCGCCATGATCTACCCCTTAAGTAAGAGTAAGGATACCGTTAGTTCCAATGTCGATAGTGAAGGTATCACCATCATTCAGCGTAAGGCTTGAACCATAATCATAGTAGCCAATGATAGGGTCAGCAGGAGATGTAGGCGTATCGTTATAGATAACGACATATCTAAATGCAGCTACAGAACCGCCAGAGGCAGTTAGTGTCAAGTCATCTGCAGACAGTTTGTATGTACCACTTGTTTGTGTGGACGTTACGTTTTGAAGTACCCGTGATGATAGGTTTGTGTATGAGATCTGCGTGATGTTTGCTAGAACACCATTGCCATCTGCTGTAGCGTCTGTACCTGCAGTTGGGTCTGTATTTGACAACGCAACTGTTAGCGTGTCACTGTCGAGGTCCATAGCGTTAGCTAAGTTGACCACGAAATCGTTTACTTTCGTAAAACTTGCCATTTTGTTTACTCACTTTTCTTTGGTGGTAGCTCCGCATTAGCTAACAGAGCATTTACAATATCCTCCTGATCACTCAGGTCTATGTTAGCGCCGTTCAAGTTACGTAGGTAACTACCAAGTTCTCTCAGGTCATGTGGCGCTACATCACCTGCACATATCTTTGGCATGAGGTCAAAGTTAAGACCGTTGATGTGCCAAAGTGGTTCAACTAACTGCTTATTCAGTACATCAAAAATAGAGTTAATATAGCTCTCCATAGAGCGTAGGAATAAGTCAGTTTTAGATTTACTTAACGCATAAGAGCCATTTGCCCCTGCACCCAACATCAAGAACTCAGCCATAACGCTCCTAGCAATATCGTGCTGATAGCGGCTGATGATAGGATTGATATCAATGTTGCGAGAGCCATTACTTGTAATAAGCTCAATGTCCACAATTCTCTGGTTGGTTGGTTTTCCATCTATGTCTCTATATACATCAGAGGGCAACAAAGCATAGCCTTGTTCATTGAACTTAAGGTCTCTTAAGATCTTCTCCATTTGGCTACGTACTGATACTTGATCAGCAGTTGCATCAGGGGAAAGATATTCTGCAGCAATCCTTCCAATAGGAACACCATGAAGCTCTCTCTCAACAGCTATGGCTTCCACACTCTGAAAGTTCTTTAGGTACTGATACGAAGTATAAGCATTCCGTAAGATAGAACGACCAGAAGGGTCATTGTTTATACTTGTTGTTTTATAGTGCAGCAACTTATTAATAGGAATATAGGTAGTTTTAAGGCCGTAGTTCTGTTCTTGCTTTACACCTAATACATCCCCTGTTGTCTTATCAACATCAAACTCTTCTATGGTCCATTGCGCCCTAGAAGCCAGCTTTCTTACGCCTATCCTACCATCAGAATATCTGCTATAAGATTTTGGATCATCTGTTCTAGGTCCACGTCTACGTTTATAGACCACCTCAAACAAAGAAAACCCAAACGTCAAATGCGAAAGGGCTTCTGCAATATGATCATCAAGAGAATGTTCCATGTCCTTTAGGA